ATCATACAAATCAAGAACGGGTATCTCCATTACAGTCGCTCTGTTTATCAAACGCAGATATTCGTTGTCAGAATTAAATGTGCCGTTGCCGTCCTCGTACCAAGCTGTCTTGATGGGTATGCCACATTTCAAACCAAAGTCTCTGTAATCTGCATGACCCATAACACTTTCTTTTTTTGCACCCAACATTCTAAAAGCCAGTGAGTGCAGTGTCCTAAAGTATGGTATTTCTTTTTGGTCAATCATAAACTTTTCTTCTGCTCTGTGTGTTGCCTCCCATGCAGCTTTCTTTGTAAATGAAAAGTATCCTATCTTTTTTATATCCGCACCTGCACGCAAAAACTCATCCACTAAATCTAGTAGTGTGGTTGTCTTGCCTGTGCCTGGTGGTCCTAGTATTATCGTTTTCATTTAATTATTTTCCATTTTAAATTTCTTTCTTTACAAAACTGCATACAACACTTTCTAAAATTTTTTCTTACGCTTTTTCTATCATGCCCAAAATCAAACCATTCAGTTCCACCCTTCAAGGTGTGAAAAGTGCGAAAGTTATTCAACCTACGGTGTAAAAATTTTTCTAAATTATACGTATTAGTTTCATACCAAAAAATAACAGAGTAAAACAAAGGAAAAGGACTGTCGGTTCCGTTGCCGCGTTTTCTTTTTTTCAAATCAACAGCACACCCTATTTTATAATAAGGGGTCACAACATCAGATCTATTCTCTTCAGCTAAATAAACATATAACTCTTTGTGTTTAATGGGTGCCAACCATCTTAAATCTCTCTTGGATACATATTTCATCCCTGTGCGTTTTACATGGTTTAAATAATATTTATTATTTTTTAATTTTTTGCCAACGTTAGTTAAATTAGCCAACGATCTTAAACGAGCCTCGATTGTTTTTGGTCCTGTTTTCATTTAGTTGGTTGCCATTGATATTCTGAATGTATTTGATTCCATTTATAGTTAAGACGATTGATAAAACCATCACGATCAAGTTCGTAATCGAAAGGTTGATCCACATATTCACGTTCATTATATAAAAGAGGATGATTATGTATATCATCACGATCCATCCACCAGTCTCCCTGGTCTGGATCAAAAAATCTATATGGTTTATCCCAATTTTCTTTGTTAATTCTATCACGCCACTGACCTTGGCAAACACTGAAACCAAACTTTTTATTATTCATGCAATATGTCAACTCAGCAGGTTCAAAATCATTGCCTATCTTTCCTCTCATCTCTGGGTTTATCTTGATATAATCTTCGTTTTCTTTTTCAATTTGCATGTCAAGATAAAAACCAATCACAGTTTTTTCATTAAATGTTAAGAGATCTTCGTCGGGTTTTAAAAAACCAGTGGCCCCTAAAATTAAAAGGTCATAAATCGGTTTATTTTCGTAAAAATCAAATATCCCAGAGTCCTGTATTTTCTCCCAATCCGGATGGTTCCTCCATTCCCTAAGAGATCTTATTGGTTTAACTTCAACTAAAATATCTCTTTTACAACCTTTAATTAAAAAATCTGGTAGCCACCCATACAAGCCCTCTATTTCTGGTTCATATTCTACTTCCCAACCATAGTTCTCTGTCATGTTAATATAGTGTTTAACCTCTAAAGTGCTTCTAAATTTTATTCCTTTGTATATTACTGGCTTTGCTTTCATCTTTTTCTCCTTATTAATTAAAACGGCGTCTCCTGATATTTAACTTGCGCAGTTGATGGTTCTGTTTTTTTCATCGCTCTTATTTTAACAAGACGTGGTGTTTGATTTTTTAAAGTCATTCTTGTCTCATCAATAAAAAAATCTAATTGTTTTATTAAATTACCTGTCTTTGTTTTATCCATCTCCCAGTTGTTGCGTTTGCAAAAAGAATAAAAGTCATCCATTCTAAAATAAGTATTGCCGTCATCAGTCCACGGTTTTTTGTTTAACATTTCTTCTTTTGTTCTTGCTTGTGGTCTGTTGACTGTAAAGTCATACAATAAATTTATTATCTGATTTGTTGGATCAAGAGACTCGAGCGGTTCTATCTCTTGTAGTTTTTGCATTAATGATTTTAAATAAATCTCTCTCCAATCTTTTGCCTTCGGTATTGGTGATACAACGTTTGCTTGATCCAGGACTGCTATTGCAAACAAATTAGGATTGTGCAATTGTTCTGTTTTCAATTCTATCCTTTTACCTGACACGTTTAAAAACCACTGTGGTGGATTTGATTTTATCTTTGTCAGTGTATCCAACTCTGGCATTTGCTCCTCTTCAAAACCAACACCATACTTTTTTGTTCTACATTTTGCAGCGTTACACACACCACATATTGGTTGCTCTTTGCATCTGTATTTATCATAATCTTTTCTAGTTACAGATTTTATTACAAGCTGCACCTCTTGATAACTCAGCGGTGGGTCCATATACTTTTGATTGTATTGTCCAACCTGATTCTCCCAATCATCAGCGTGTGCTTTTTTGCAATATACAGCGATGTTAAAGAGAGCGTTGTTTCTGGAACCCTCACCAAAACCTTGCTCAGCTAAAGTATTTAAACATGGAGGACCTTGCTTAAAAGATTCTTTAACTTCTGTTTTTTCTTTTACAGTTATTTTTTCTATCTCTTCTCTTGTCTGCACCCACTCGTCGTATATAGAATAGAATGCTTCTAAAGTAGCAGCCTCACCACCGGCTTTCATAGCGTATCTTAATCCACGCACACCCCCATGATACGGTAAATTTAAAAAATTACCTGTATCACCACGTTCAATTAATATCTCTGTTTGTTTTGGAAAAATCTCACTACCTTCATAACCCAATGCGTCTGCCATTTCTTTAAGTTTAGACTGCATCAATGATGCAGGAATAAACTCTTTAGCAAATAAAAATAAATGCGCACCACCAGACTTAGATCTGAATGTGACTAACGGAAAGCTAAGTCCTTTTATGTTCCTCATCAACGCCATATGGTCCACGTTGTAGACATCGACATCAATACAACCCCACTTACATTCGTTGTTTTCGTTTATTGGTATTACACCTAGCGCTGGATCTTTACCTGCTATGTGGTCTTCCCAAAGATTATCGGTAACAGGTTTTCTTTTTATAAACGCTTGACCATCAGCTTTGCCTTTGCCGTTCGTTGATCCGGACAAGATCAACTGACCATATGCACTATTATTGCCCTCAAATATTTCTTTAAATTTCACGCTTTGGTCTCCCTGTTTTTGGTTTACCAGCGTTTGGTTTGAATCCTGGTTTACAAATATCTTGACAGTAAACTTTGCTCTTCTGCCACTTTGTTATTTCAAATTCTTTTTTGCATGTTGGACATACTCTCGTCATAATTGTTCCTTTCTAATTGTGGGCCCGCAGCAACGGGGGAGTCTAACCACGGGCCCACCATGATTAAAACGGTACCTCGTCTTTCGACTTGGTATCTTCTTCACCATGTTTTGCAGTAACGTCACCCTTATTAGCGCTTACAGCAAAACTCTTTGCCTGCTCGTATAGACCTTTGTCTTGAACAGGACCAACCTTTTCTACAGTCCAACCAAACCAAGTCCCCTTGTCGTTTGATTGCTGAACTGTTTTAAGTTTATACACATGACTGTGCATAGCCGGAGTGAACATACCATTCTTACCTTTTAGTTTGATACTGTTCATCATCGAGTTCCATGATCGACTCACTTTTAATTGTGTAGATTTCATAGAAATCAAAGCGGCTTCACCTGACTCTAACAGCACAAAATACGATGCCGTGTTTTCAAGATAGTTACCGTTTGGTAATCTGTCTTTGTAACTAGCATCTCGAGTTGCCTCTTTGATTATGCCGCTTTCAACAGAGTGTATCGCGATAGGAGCGCTTGTGCCCTCACCACGATCAGACCATTCAACGTATTCACGTTTGTAATAACATGGTATTACGCTGACGCCCTCTTCACCATCGTAGAGTTGCTTCGTCACGGTATTGAATATCATACCTGGTTCAGCACCTTCCACATATTTTGCATCCCGTTTGTTAGTCTCGGGAGACAGTTGACCTAACACTCTAAGAAATGGTAACGCAAAGTCATCCGACCCCATGTTACTAAAACTCGTGTTAGCGTCTTGCTCAAACATGCTATTTAAAGCAACGCTTGAATTTTCTTTTTTCGCTACTTGGTTCATTTTTCTTGTTTCCTTTACTTCCGGCCTATTTTTGTTTGATCTTTAATAAAAACATTAAAGAATTGTGAGGGCATGTCGAGGCCGGCCTCGACACGCTCTCTAAAGAGTGCTTTCAAAGTCATAGGTTCTACCTTCTGCTTCTGCGAGGGCTCATAGCCCTCTCGCACTGCAAGGCCTAACAATTGTTCTGCCTTGTTATCTAC